GTATCTTTACAGAGTTGTTTATCGCAGTACATACATTTCCAACCCCAAGCTTCAAATATACTTTCACGAAACTTCTTCCTTGCAAGCTTAGGACTTAGAACAATTAAGTTCTGTAGAAACTCATTCTCTGTATGGAACATGGGAGTACATGATTCCTTACCACAAGGTTATTGTGCACAGACCTATCTCCTGGTATAGTGCATGTGCAGGGGAACGTGCCGGAATCTGGTCTACGGAAGGCACTTAAAATGCCTCGGGCTGTAAAGCCCTTGTGGGTTCAAGTCCCACCGTTCCTACTCGGGGTATGGCGCAGCGATAGCGCGTCTCTTTTGGGGAGAGAAGATCGTAGGTTCGATCCCTACTACCCCGATCTTTTTTCACGTTCTACTTGATCCTCTACTTCTTCTAGGATCTTTAGAGCGTAGTAATGAAAACGTTCAGTAACCCAACGCAAGTCATCTTCATCAATATTAGAAGCAATAGCATCTAATCTTAATTCACGAGAGGGTTGTCTTAAATGATCAGATAGAAGCTCTAATGCTTTAAAACGCCCTCTCGTAAACTCTTGAAGCATTACACTTCACCTTCTAGCAATACTTGCACTTCATTATCTTTAATCTCTTTTTTAAGAATATCAATAATTTCAAGTGCACCTTGAACTTTAAGGTAGCCTTCTTTAGTGCGAATTAAACTTTCTTCTGCAACTTTAATTTGTTCGCCAAGGGATTTGAGCTGTTCTTTAAGGCCAGCTTCAAGTTTCTCGATAATGGGGTCCATGTGAATAATAGAGCTTAACGAAGTTTACTTCAGTTGTCACTTAAATCGATATACCAGCCAGAACCAGGACCTTCACATGTCCAACGCTGACTAATCATTTGAAAGCTATAACGTAAAGCATTGCCCTTAGTTGAGTCATAAGTACCTGAATAATTATCTAGATCACCATAGGGATCATGAACAATAAAAGTACCGCCACCTGGTAGCTTAGGGTCTTCGTTATAGCCAATAGCACAAATCCAATGTCCACCACCTTGGGGGGCATAGGAGGGGCCCTTGTGAAGGATTCCAATGGGTACCGGGATGCCAGCAGAGATAAGGCCGCGTAGCTTGCTTAGAGTGCCATCTTGATGGAACGTAGCATTTAAACCAAATTTCTCTAGAACTTTTATCTGAGTTGCACTACTGGTGGTATCACCAATTTTTAATACCTCTGATAAATATTGATCATCGCCTTTAATAACACCAGGCTTGAGGTACATTAAAGCCATAGCACAAGATGAGCTATAGCAAGTGCGCCACCATTGAGTAAAGTTATCTCGTTGAGATTGATAAGGGACATTAAGAACTTTATAACCTAAATTATTTTTGCTTTGCTCTTTGTTTTCTTTTAAACCATTCCAGTGTTCGTTATATACCCACCAGGTTCCCATACCATAAGGAAACTGAACAAGAGTATGGTTATGTTCTGATTTAACAATTTTACAGGATTTATAACAGCGACCTTTAATAACTTTAGCTTTTTCGTTTGATTTTAACTTAGTAGATGGAACTGTCTTCTTCTTTAGCCAAGTGTTGTAATTAGTGCAGAGTTCAACAATGCGTTCTTCCAACGTAAAAAGTTTTACTTCTGCTTCTCGGCGTCGTGTCAGACCAGGGAGAGGGCCATTGGCACCCTTATTCCAACGCGGAAGTTCTTCTTCTGCAACGGTATTGGGATCATCTCCAGCATTTAAACGTTTACGCAATGTTGATTGCTCTAAAGCACCATCACCACAATTAAAAGTAAATGATACTAAAGCATCAAATTGATTCTGGGTGAGGTCAATATCAATAAGTTCTTCTACTGCGTGTTCAAATACTTGAAGATCATCTTGTAAAAGTTTTTCAGCTTCTTCTTCTGTGATGAGTTGTCCTACCCAAACATCAGGACCAGTGTGTCCATACCCGATGGTAAGGACATCACTGGAACAATAATAAGAATCTAACCGTAAACCCTCAAATTCTTTTATTAGGTCTAAACCAGCTTGAGAGGTATGCATTAATAGTAAGTTGGTCTTTACTATTAATATAAGATACCGAATTAAAGATTATTTATTCAAGAGTGCTTCAATTTGTTCACGGGATTCAAATCCCCAAAATGCAGCAGCGACCGCATTCCATTTTCTTCGGATTACCGGCTCAATGTATCCCTCATTACCAGGCTTCAACATGTCGTCGTAACCTTCGGGGTATTCAGCGTCATCAAATGTAACGTAGTCATTTAGTAGATTCTGAAGCAAACGTTGTTTTGCTTCGGTATTAGCGGAGTTTTGGAAATCCGCTGGTGTGTTGATGATGTTCATGGTGTTTTAACAAGTTACAAGGTGCCCGGCTGCAAAACGCGCCGAGATATAGAGGCTTGCATTCGGAGGACCAAATGCCAAGATAGCAGAACGGGAACCGGAAACAGAACCAAGGACGTAGTTGCCACCCATGGCGATGACGTTGTAATCCGATTGAAAAACATCACCACGATCACCTGTAGCGCTTGTCCAGCTGCTTCCGATATTACCTTGAAAATCAGATGCCCATGAGTAAAGCGTGCCAGTGGACTGCGCCAGACCCCACAAGCTCGCACGCTCCCAGATCACTGTTCCAGGATCTGTGCCACGACTGCCATTCTCTGGGCCACCAAAGGCTGCATGTTGAAACTCTAGCCAGCTCATCAGACGCTTGCCGAAGCTGCTGGCAACCTCAGCAAAGTCATACCAGCTGCCGGCGTCTTTGCTATCAACAAGGCTGTAGGTGGTAGTTCCATCGCCACCATAAATCGCAGGAATCAGTGGCGGATTATTCTTATCAGCAATTGTCAGCCCGATTTTGCTGCTTGGCACTGCCGTAAAGTCAGAACCTGCATAACTGGTCGATCCACAGAAATACAGATCACACCAAAACTGACCATCAACGCATGTCATGCCACGAGGATCAGGGCAGGTCGGGCGCCAGGTCAGATCCCAGATGCTGTACTCAAGGATCTCAGCCGCTGCGGTAGGACTGCCGTTGTTTACTGCTGTCGGACGTCCGCTTGGGATGTGATGGAAGCCACCGACGATAGAACCGCCAGTAGCACCTGCAGGAGCACTGGTAAAGCTCGCATCAGCAACCAAAGCGCCGGTAGTGGGATGCTGCCAAATCGCGTAGTCGGCGTTATTACTAAAGCTACCGGGCATTGTTACTGCTGTGGCCGTTGAATAGAAGAATCCATTCAATGCAGAATCTGCAACGATGCTGATCGTCAATGCAGCTGTTTTGTAAAACAACGGGCCTCGATGCAGAGGTGGCCGACGGTTGAAGCCTTTCAAGATGTTATAAGTACTTGCAACATGCAGTTTTGCATTTGGTGTTGATGTATTGATGCCTACATTACCAGCAGAATCAATCCTTACTGCATCGTTACCATTTGTTACAAGACCTAACTCATTAGCAGCTGGATTATAAATACCAGTATCTAAATCTGTATCAAACGTAATGGATGGCGCAGAAACTGAACCCGACGGGTATTTAACACCAACATTAACGTAATCAGCGCCAGCAAGAATAACACCAAAGAAATCCTCTCCACTACCTGGTGCAGAACTAAAAACAATATTGCCACCACTAAATTTAAATCCATTAGTACCAGTTGGATCTGGTTCTTGGATAACACCACCAACAGAAATTAAACACTGTTGTTCATTGATAGGAAACGGTACAGGGGCTACACCACCAACTAATAGAGCAAAGGATGTTGTTGATCCGTTAAAGCTACCACTAATGTCATCAATAATTTGATAACTCTGGTAAGCAACTTGTAGATCGTTCCCGATGTATGCCATCTGTAATTTCTATCTGATAAGTATTATTCTACAGGAGTTGTATTAGGACCAGATGTAGAAGGTTGTGTAGGCCAGACCACATCTTCAGGGTTGTCGTAGGTCTGGGGAAGGTCACGAAGGATCTGACGGTAGGCTGCCCATTGTGCTTGATCAACGGTAGCGCCAGGAATCATAACCCAGTCAGTTTCACGGATTAGTTGATCACGTTGAGAACGAATGGTGTCCCAGGTAATGGGAGGTTCAGTGTAGGGTTTTGCTGCGGCGCCAGAAGCAAGGAACTCGGCGTAGTCGCGGTTGGCAGGGTCGGTGGGAACGAAGGCGACGTTGCCGTCAGTGTCTTCACGCTTGAGGGAAGTTTGCTCAGCGTCAGACCAGGTGTATGTGTAGGCCATCAATTTAAGAATAAAGAGACATCGGAGTTACCTCCAGGTCAAAGTTCGGCTTCTAGTTCGTAATTAGCAACAAGAGCATTATTGCTTCCTGATGAGGGATTTGGAACAAATGTAATTCTGTCCTTCCCAATCGAGGGTGCTTGTGCTTCAGAGGAGTTTAAGTATGACGCACCAGAGAGGGTTGGCGTCGCCCGCATAGTAGTTGGATAGAAGCATTGGGCGATGGATTTGCCGGTAGAAAAGGCGCTAAGACCTGCAGCACAAGCAAAGATTGAATCACCTTTGTAGAAATACCTCTGACACAACGTCAGCTCAGTGCCGATGGGGCGGTGCTCAAACGGTGTAACAGTATCACCAATCTCTAATTGAACATCAGCTAAATAAAAGAAATCACCAGCTGTTGGATTGGTTGCATCATCAGACCAAATAAATACAATTACATTAGCTGTAGATGCCGTATCAATATCTGCTGTTACAGAATAAGTTGCCCAGCTCGTAGTAACACCTAAATCTGCTGGTGTATTTTCAAATGTTGCATTAGCAATCAGTGTTGGTGTTGTTCCATCAGCATTCCAAGC